ATGTCCTTTACCAGAATACAAAGGAAATACCATCAGGTGCATGGAATCAAGATTCCCTGACAGTAAAGCGTAATACAAACCCAAAAGAAGCCACCGTAGAAGCTCACGGGTTGGTAGAAGGAATGCCAACAGGTAAGCATTTTGAACTAATGATCTATGATGACGTTGTTGTACCTGCATCCGTTAGTACTCCAGAACAAATTCAAAAGACCACACAAGCATGGGAATTGAGTGATAATCTGGGTGCTAGATCGGCAGATGGTTTTACACGCAAATGGCATATCGGAACCAGATATTCATACGCAGACACTTACGATGTAATGTTGAAAAGAGGTATTGTTAAACCACGAATCTATCCAGCAACAGAAGATGGTACCATGCTACCAGTTTATGATGCTAATGGCAAACCAACTGAGTTTATCTACGGTAAACCAGTACTACTAACCAATGAGCAATGGATCCTGAAAGTAAAGACACAAGGCAAGAGCACAATAGCATGTCAAATGCTCCAGGATCCTCTAAGTGGTAGTGATCGAATGTTTGATCCAAAGGACCTCCAAGTATATGAAGTAAGACCTCATATGTTGAATGTTTACATCTTGGTGGATCCTGCCCGCTCAACAAAGAAAGGCAGTGATAATACTGCAATTTCAGTGATTGGTGTTGACAGTAATCTTAATAAATTCCTTCTTGATGGATTTAATCACAGAATGAGTTTAAGTGAACGTTACACTAATACGCGTGACATGTATCGCAAGTGGAAGAGCTCACCAGGCGTATCAGCAGTCTTTGTTGGTTATGAGAAGTATGGCGCATTGGCTGATCTTGATTATTTCTACGAACAGATGAAGCGCGATGGTGTATTTCAAATTAAAGAACTCGCCTCACCAACTGGTATGGGACATGCAAGCAAGAATGATCGAGTACAGCGGCTAGAGCCTGATTTTGTACGCAACAAGTTCTATATCCCCTATCCCTCTTCATCAAAGAATCTAACCAGTCATCAGAAGAAAGTCTTGAACATGAAAGATGATGAAATAGAAAAGATGGGATTCAAGAACACAGGAGAATACTTGCAGAACACATCGGCTAAGTATCAGATGTATCGCTTGAGTAAGGTAATCCGTAAACAAGATTCAGAGGGACATGTTTACGATCTAGTAGAACAATTTGTACAACAAGTGAATTATTATCCACATGGTGGTAAAGTTGACTTGATCGATGCAACATCAAGAATTTACGATATGGAGCCACAAGCACCATTTACCACAGATTATAGCACTTGGCAATTAGAGCCTGAATTACTATAAGGGGAACATCATGAATACGATCAATACCATAATGCTAGATTTTAACAAGAGATTCGAAGCTGAGACATGGCTTAGAGAACAAGAGATATCCTATGATCTAGATTACGTTAAAGACTCTCGTATGGGTACTTTTGAGGCTATTGAAGACCATGATTCTATCATGATCCAACAAGGATACGATGACTTCTATTATCCTGTATTCACATTCACTAACGATTCTGATATGGTTATGTTTAAACTTGTGTTCTATGAATATACGAATGTGAAACCATTGAAGATCGACACACCAATGTGGGTGTACGAATGCTGTATTCGTTATGAAAATAACGAACAATAAATATTGTTGTTGGTTCCCTGGTTGTTGATGTGATTGGCAGTATGTTGTAACCCTTGGTACAGGTATTCTCATACCTGGTGGGTAATGTGGTGTTAGATAGCTCCTTGATTGGGGCTATCAGCACGAATGGCGTCTGATTAATACAACCATGGCGCTGTTCTGAGCGGTTTGTATCACTGGACATATCCCAGTACTAAACAGGTATACCAGACGTACCATGAGCCTCTGGTAAAGCCATAGAGCTATTGGTGGTTAGTGGGGTAGCTCTACACAACCAGATTTTACTGCATTTTGTTCTGAATAGATACACAACTTGGTCTGGTACATACGGTTTGTTGTTGGTTAATTAAATTGTGGTGTACTAAAGGCCTTTATGGCCTTTCACCATGAATGGCTTATCCATTGCGATACAAGAATAAAGTATCTGTACTCCTTAAAGAGCAATAACCACATTATCAATTCGATTGTTATGAAATCTACAACAATAGATTGCTGGAAACAAGTAGGTATTACGTATTCCTTACTAATTCCTTGCTTTTGTAAGCTATTTGTAAGTGGTTGAGGTAAGGAATTGGTCCTATATAGGAAGGTGTAATTCCTTACTCATTACGTATTTCTTTACCCATCACACCAATCTATTGTTATGAAATCTACAACAATACATCTATTACAACACCAACAAGATAGCACGTAAAACACACCAATATAGTTGCTAAATAGAATTACCAGGAACGAAACCTGGTAATAAACCAACCATATTAGGTATCTTATGACAGACAACGAAGTAACCACAACCAGTGCGAATGCACTAATGGAATACGAATCTCAGATCACATTAGATCAAGTCAACAAGAAGATCATTGATCTTATCATGGCAAGACAGCTAATAACCGAGACACTTTCATTCGCAGAATACTTGAATGTACTTGGTATTGATCTTTACTTCAATCCATCAACAAAACTGAATGATATCTGGGAGGTACTATTAACCAGAGAAGACACTCAACACCTGGTATCAGAGATTGATTCTTGGACGACCAATTACCCCAATAACGCACCAGATTACGTTCACATTGTGCATGGTTACATCAAGTACAACACACCAACAGTATTAGACCAGATCAAAGTAAGATGGGGTAAGAAAGCAACCATGATGCGTCCTATCACCAAAGTATCCTTTGTTTCACAAAAAGCAGCTCAGATTGAACTTGCTTTTGATATTCTTACATCAAAGGACTAACCATGACTGACTATCGTTACAGACATACGCCTTACGATGAATGGCTCCACGAATCCTTTAAAGATCCATATGGATATACAACTAATGAGTTTACTTACATTGGTCGAAACAAGGAAGACACAGAAGTATTGTACAACCAGATAGCACAATGGCAAGCCAATACACCAGGTGCTAATAGAGCTCTTTGCTTCTTCACTACAACTACCCACAACATGGTTGATTACAACGATCGACTTGGTAGATTCCCCAAAAGATATCACGGCAGAGATGAAGACTACACGATCAACATCACGTTCTCTCCATTTGATGATCTACTGGCTCTGCAATTCAAACTAACACATTGCAACCCATGAGCCAATACATTAAAGAACGTTGCTTAGAAGCTGGTTACTATTATCAAATCCATTGGTGTGAACTGGCTATTAACAACCCAAAACAATACCACTTCGAATTCAAAGCCAGATACTATTACGATGCAGAGCAGGAAGATTTCGAAGAGCTTCTGTTGTTTGCAGATGATAATGATCTACCAATAGATTATAGGGAATTCACAGATCTGGAAGAAGATGAATACTGCTTCTTGGTAGCCACTACTGATTGCATCGTGAATGTCGGACCACTTACAGAATACCAAGCCATACTGTTTAAACTAAGATTCAGCGAGAGCATATATGCAAATGAATAACCAATTTACATATTACCTAAAGATTACATCACTACATCAGTTAATGGCTACTATTAGGCTATTACAACGCCAAACAAAGATTACTAATCTCAGTACGGGTTACCTTATTACCATTAGGGACTTGGAGAAAGACGGTCCTGAACTACTAGATTGGTATGATATGATCGATATAAAGATTGTATTCAAGACCCAGAAACAATTAGATAACTTCACTAGTGGTATAAACCAGATACCACACGAAGTGATAAACAATCACCAACAATCAATTAAACCACGTGACGAAGCATGGTTAGAAGCATTAAAGGAATTAGAATGAAGACTATCAAGTACAAGAGTGGATTGGAGAGTAAGTTTGCAAAGCAATACAACTTACCATACGAATCTGCATCCTCTAAGTTGAAATACATCACATCGCATACTTACAACCCTGATTGGGTATTAGCAAACAATTTGTACCTGGAGACAAAGGGAAGATGGATAGCTAGTGATCGAAGCAAGTTGAAGTCAGTGCTAGAACAAAATCCTGGAGTGGAAGTGGTTATGGTATTTCAGAATCCCTCATCAAAGCTTAATAAGAACTCAAAGACAAGCTATTCAGATTGGTGTACGAAACATAATGTGAAGTGGTTTAAGTTTGGTAGCCAGGAACTAACAGACTTTATCAATAACCACAAACACCAATAACTTTAATCATAAAGCTACATACAACAATTGACAGAAGTTGCTTCGAAGTAACATCAAACAAGTAGGTATTACTAATTCCTTACTAATTCCTTGCTTTTGTAAGTTATTTGTAAGTAGTTGAGGTAAGGAATTGGTCCTATATAGGAAGGTGTAATTCCTTACTCACTCAGCAATTTCTTTACTCATTTTACTGAGTAACACACTCAATAAAGATAAATCCAAGACCTATAGTAAACTTCAAAAGGAACTAACATGCAAGACTGTATTGAGTTTAATACCATAATCATAGATCACAACAAGTTTAATCAAATCAATAACGAGCTAGAACAATGGTTAAAACGAGGTCCTCACCGAAGACACACAGCAATGGAAATCGAAGAGATTACTCACAACAAAGATGGTAGTCGCAGATCAAAGATTGCGTACAAGTTAATGCTGTATTTTACATCAGAAAGTATCTTTGAAGCTTTTCACATAAAGTTTATAGGTCCATTACGTGGTACCAGACAACGAAATGGTTATGGCAAATCTGCTCTTACCATACAATAAATATCCAAGAACCCGGTGAGATCACATTAATCACCACAACCAATAAGGAAATACAATATGCCAGTAGATGCAAATATTCCTCTACAAGCTCAGGCACCACAAGCACCTGACTTCATGAAAACAGTAGCTAATGCTTATGCTTTGAAGGATATGATTCTTAAAGACAAGCAACAAGAACAACAAATGGCGACACAATCTGCATTGAAGGATATCTATGCAGATCCAACAACAGATCTGAGTACACCAGAAGGCCAATCTAAAGCAGTCAAGCGTATTATGGCTGTTGATCCGGCTGCTGGTATTGATTTGCAGACTAAGTTCTTGACGCAACAAAAGAATAGTGTTGATATCCAAAAGAGCCTAGCACAAATGTCAAGCGCACAATTTGATGTTGCGAAGAAAAAGATTGATAGTATTAACCAAGCTTACGCTACCATCCAGGCAGCCGCACAAGGTCCAAATGGCAATAATAAAGCTTTTATGGATCATGTTGTACAACAAACCAAAGCTGATATGATTCAGCAAGGTATTGTTACAAAAGAACAAGCGGCATCCATCCCAGACACTTATGATGCTGGTTTCGTCAATGCAAAAGCAATGCAGGACAAGAACTGGGCAGAACACGCAGATCGTGAACAAAAGCGCCGTGATGAATTGGTACACCAATCAGTTGAAGAGAAGCAAGGTTGGGCTCGTGTTGGTGCAGAGGAACAACGTGTTGGTATCGAACGAGCTCGTCTGTCTGGTGAGAACAAGCAGATCGTACAAGGTACTGGTGCTGATGGTAAACCAGCTTTCTATGAAGTAGATAAGTCAACTGGTAAAGCAACGCAAGTCCAAGGTGCTGGTGGCAGTTCATTGGCTCCAACAACCAAGGGTGGAGCAGCAGGTGGCGGATCACTCAATCAACGTTATGCTACTCGTGTTCTAGGTGCTGTTACGGAAGCAACTTCATCACTAGATACAGTCTCGAAGATGAATAACCCATCAGGTGGTTTGTTTGGTGGTAGTGGAAAGCCCGGTGTCAAGAACGCAGTATCACAATTGTTGACTACTGACGAACAGAAGAAGTATAACTCAACAATGGCTGGTAGTGCTGTTGAAATTGCTACCGCAATGAATCAAGGTCAGAAGCCAAACGAAGCACAGATCGAAGAAGTTAAGGAAGCCACTTACATTGGTCCCACAGACAATTTGAATGTGCAGAGATACAAGGTTGCTTTGGGTGCTCGTTACTTGCGCCAAGCTGCTGAAGTTAGTGCTACTAACGCGACTGGTGATCAGAAGCAGATGTATCAGGATAAGATTAAGGCATTGAGTAAGTATCCTGACCCGGATACACTTAATACAGGTTCTGAACGTGGTGATATGTTTGGTAACCAAAGTTCACAAGGTAATCAAGGCACACAAACTACACCAAGTGGTAAGATAGACCTGAATCAATTCTACGGTCAGTAATACAAAGGTACCAGAATTCACACTTTAATTACTTCCTCTATAGGTATTAAAAGTGTGAATATTTCCTCACAGGATTCAGTGTTTTAATACCTATAGAGGAAGTAATTAAACACTGAAAATTTCATTATTGAGATATAAGTACCAGTAATACATGGTGGATCAAATTTGATCCACCATCGTACCATCCAAGTACCAATAAATATCCAAGAACCCGGTGAGTATCACATTAATCACCAACCAATAAGGAAAGCAACATGGCTTACAATAACGATGCATTGAATTTGAATGCAACTAATCCACAACCAGCACAACAAGGTAATCCACAGACTGATTTCTCTTCTCTGTGGCATGGAGACCAGACGCCTCATCTACAAGCGCCTAAAGCAGAAGCAAAACCAGCAGATAAACCAAAGAAAGTCGAATTCGATTATCAAGGCGCTCGTGATGCAGGTGCAACCGATGCTGATATTGCTAGTCACATGGCAGAGAAGACAGGATTCAATCTACAGAAAGCAAAGCAAGCAGGTGCAAGTGATCTAGATGTGATCAAGTTCCTGGCACCTAAAGCAGATGTTACTCAAAAGACACAACGTCAACGCCAGATTGAAGATGCGCGCAATAAGGTAGGTAAAGCACTCAAGGGTGTAGCTCAAGAAGCAGTATCTATAGCAAGCCACGTAGCAGCCCCTATTGCTGGTTTAGTAGCAGGTGTAGGACAAGCAGAAGCTAATGCTGTGGGTCTAGGTGATGGCAAACGTGCTTCAGAAACATTCGAAGATGTGCAAAAGTCCCTGAGTTATGAACCAACTTCGAAAGAAGGCAAGAAGCTAGCTGCTGTAGTAAATTACATCCCAGAACATGTAGATGCAATAGCAAAGAAAGTAGGACAAGGTGTTCTGGACAAGACAAAGTCACCAGCACTAGCAGCAGCAGCTGATACAGCTATCAATGCAATACCAATGGTAATTGGTCCTAAGAGCATTAAAGTAGGTGGTGAAGCTATCGAAGACATGTCAGTAATGGCTAAGTTTAAAGGCAAGGACATGATTGTTAAACAGCTAGAGAAAGATTCACCACAAGTGATTGGTGACCATCTTGATACATTGGCTGGTATCTTTAAGAATGACGGCTTTAGCAAGCTTGCAGATCACATGAGAACAAAGACACCTGAAGAGATTCGTTCAGATCTCCGTGATCCAGATTCAATGCTATTCAAAGCACAAGAAGCGGCAATGAAAGATGTTGCAAGTAGAAATGGTTATGTGGCAAAGACTGCGGTTGAGAATGTACTGGCTGCATTGCGAAACAACAAGATGACAGCTACTCAGGCCGCCGCAAACACTATAGGATCTACCGTTAGTGAAGGAGCCCAGGGATTCGTTGCGGGTGTAAAGAAAGGAGCAGTTGGTGGTGCATTGAAGATGTCCGGTCACACATGGGCTAGAAAGATGGTTGATCATGCAGATGAAGCAGCAGGTACTAAGGCATCACCAATTGCGAAAGAAGTAGCCGCTTATGGTTTGCAAGCTCTAGCTGGGCATCTATTACCACATGTAGCAATGGCTGAGATTGGTGGTGCTGTCATTGGTGGTTTGTATCAAGGTGTGAAGACAGGATTGAAGCGTGCTAAGGAAGAAGGATTGACGTCATGGGAAGAGAATAAAGCCAGTGCTGTAAAACGTGCTGTAACAAGCGAACGTCCAGTAAGACCACAACAGTCCAGTCTAAGAGAAGCATTAAGCAATCAAACACCTGGTGAAAGTGCAGGACAAATTGGTCTTGGTAGTGGTATGACGCAACAGCAAAAGCAACAACGAAAAGACCAAATGGTTAATCCTAACCAATAAAACAAAAGCAGAGGAATTCCTCTGCTTTTCACCATCCATCATCCATCTTCGATTATTCTTGAATCCTTTCTTGTTTTATACTAATACCCATAAAATCCAGGAAGCAAATCAACATTACTTGCAATATGGCAATACCAAACGCCAGAACGAGAGCGCAGGGAATAGCAACAATAGCTGATATCACAAACCCCACAGGCCCAAAAAGGATAGTACTACCTATCACAATGACACCCACGGTGATTGCTGTAATACCAGCAATAAAACTATCGAAGCTATCTGACATCTTGATCTCCTATTTCTATCTATTACAGCAATTTTTTACGCGATTACGTCAAACGCCCAACGACTCATCGGCAGAACAGTAGCATCCTTTGCTTTGTTTTTATTGAATGCTTGCACAACATAATGAAACACATCAGCATCAACTTCGGAACCGATGTAGATCTCTTGTTTTTGCTTTGTGCTACGAGCAAGCTTTTGCTGCATCTGCTAGTTGCTTGAGGTACTTGCTTGCATTAGCGCGTTGTTCTTGAGTCATTTGCATTTCGTTACTCCTTTAAGTTGTTTACCACCACAAAGATATTCTGTACTCAATTGATTTATAAAGCAAGCGAATAACCACCCAATTTGGTGATTTAAATTTGTAGTCAAAAGCGAAAACAAATGTAGTCTGACTACATTGGTGTAACACCAAATCAGTAGGTATTACTAATTCCTTACTAATTCCTTGCTTTTGTAAGCTATTTGTAAGTCCTTGAGGTAAGGAATTGGTCCTATATAGGAAGGTGTAATTCCTTACTCATTCAGCAATTCCTTACTCAATATCACACCAAGGACGTAGTTTAGTACGACTACAAAAACTACAAAGAAATAACATTGAAATGGGTGTTGACGGAATGGCAGTAGAAATGTAGCATCACACAATAACTTTATATCGGAACAACAATGATAGATGAAGAACATACCTGGATAGAACAACCATGTCACTTCAAGTTCGTAGGTGGTAGATTCTTTGCTTTTGAAACTTATGACGAAACACGACTGCGATTAGAAATCAACGAGATAAAGGACTTGTTGCATGACGTCAATCCAGATCTCTACCAAATAATAGGTCGCAAGATTACACCTTATTATCTCAACGAAGACACTGGTGTATTTGAGCAAGTAGAATCAGACCAGTATAGAATCGAGTTCTATTCATCGTATAAACCAGCTCTCGATGCTTTTTATGAGCTAAAAGTACTATATGGCTAGTCAATTAACTAATAATCATAAATAGAATTAGGATGTGAAGGAGAAACACATCCCTCACCAAACAGACTATTGGTGAGTTTATTAAACTTTACTATTACTTGGAGATAACACCATGATCGGCTTTATTCAACAACACGGATTAGTAGGCACCACAAAAAGCAAAGAGACCCGCCAAGCGATGCGTGATGCTAAGTTGGGTGTTGCTAAGAGCCCAGCGCACGTAGAAGCAAATCGTGCAGCCCAAACTGGCAAGACAAAGAGTCAAGCTACAAAAGATAAGACCAGCGCAGCAATGGCACTTGTATGGGCCAAGCGTCGTGGAGAAAGTATCCAATAAAGTGCTTGACGTCCAGAACCAAGACGTATTAAACTGGCATAAATATGGTTACTGACAGGGCACGCTAGTTGCCTACATCTAATTTCCGTAGATGACTCGTTAGAACTTAATATGGTAATAAATTTCGATAAAGAAGGCGACCTTAAACAAGTCGCTTTTTTTATATCTGGTAGAAATAGACACCAGACAGCTCCCCTATCAAAACACCTATCCCACTACTAACTCGTATTACCAACAGCACCATGGCCTTCTGGTGACGTCCTAGACGTATTGGTTTAGCGACAGTACATCTCCTCAGAAATACAACCAATTAATATCTTGAGTCCTTGAGGTAAGGAATTGGTCCTATATAGGAAGGTGTAATTCCTTACTCATACCACCAATCGCAATATTATTACTTCACAAAACCTTCTGTTAATATCAGGCTTCTACAGCAATGCGTATTAGTAGAAACCCTATAAGGGAAAATACTTACAAAAGATTTGATGAAATTTATGAAATTTTTATGAATTAGTAGTAAATCCGAAAATATGGTTGCTAAATAGAATGTGAGCAGGAACGGAAAACTTGTTCAGTGGTATCGAAAGCCACGCAATTTAAACCATATTAAGGATTTCAAAATGACAGTAATTAATCTTCACGACGGCATTTGCGGTTCAGGTAAGAACTACAATGCGGTGCGCCGCATCATCAACGATGCAAAAACAAAACTACAACATTCTATTATCGCACACCCAACTAAAGACTTGTGCGATCAATCAGAAGCCGACTTTAAAGCAGCTGGTTACGAGCATGTAATGGTATTGCATGCTGATCGTCCAGGTATGAAGAACAAAGTCGACGCAGAATTCACAAAAGCAGTACATAAGATGGCAAAGAATGATATTCATCAAATGGTTATCATCACAACTCACAAAGCTATCGAACGTAATGCAAACAAAATCAACCGACTACTGAAATCACGCTTCAACCTATGGTGGGATGAAGTTCCTCAAGTAGATGATACTCTGAGCTTCAACATCAAGGGAGATGGTAATTACTTGGTTGACAACTTTGATGTAAAAGATCGTGGAGACAACTACTTGGTAGAAATTATACCACGTCCAGGCACAGTATCAACACTAGAACAACAACTGCAATATGGTATTGAAGGGACAAACATGTTCCGTTCAAGCGATGCATTCAAGAAGTTTGCAGAAGCAATGGTCGATGATAACAAAGTCAAGTTTTTGAACAAGAGCTCATACAATACTCGCGATCAAAACGACATGCAGATGCAGATGCATACTCTACTAAAGCCAGAAATGTTTGCAGATTGGAAGAGCACACATATGATGGCCGCTCACATCGAATCTTCGATGATGTATCTGCTATGGCCAAAAATGGGTGTGACATTTGTTAAAGATACAAGCTTTAACCTGGCTACCAAGCATAATTTCACAAACAGAAAAGTCTCAGTTTATTACTTTAGTCAATTCAGCTGGAGTATGAGCCGCCGTGATCGCGTAGAACAACCATATCGTAATCTGAGCGTTGCTGTTAATGACTTGTTTAAGGGCGAACCTAACCTTTGTACTGCAAACAAGGACATGCTGCAAACAGAATGGCAAGTTGAAGGTGTTAAGCACATCCCCGTTATTAGCCATGGCTTGAATACATTCAAAGATGTACACAATATCGCGATCGTTTGTGCTCTCAATAACGCACCAGCACATTATTCTTTCATGAAATCAGTATACGGTGTTGATGGTACTTTACTGAAACGCGCAAAAGCATTGGAAGTTTACTACCAATCAGTAATGCGTACTAGCTTGCGTGATCCACATTCAACTCATGAAGTAAAGATTGTGGTGCCTGATCACGAAACTGCAACATTCCTCTGTGAAGAGTTTGGTGCCAACATGTATGCAATGAATGAAGTAGAACAAGCATGGGGACAAGCAGCTAAGGTCAGAACCCGTGCTAAGAAAGAAAAGACAATGACTGCTTACGAAAGCAAAAAGGCAAGTCTACAAAAGAAGAAAGACTACGAAGCTATTCTGGCGAACTTAACCAAGATCTTGAACCCACAAGACTTATCAGTGACAACATGGGAAAAAGACAAGTTCACAGTTAAGAAGGATTTGGTTGAAAGTATCGAACCACTTGATATTATGTATGAATGGTTTAAGGAATTGCATGACAAGCAATATGGTACAAAAGAAGAAAACACACTGTTCAATGGCTGTAAGTTTAAGGTCGATGCAGATACAAAAGGACTTGATGCTGTCGAATATGTTACGTCATTGCAATTGGACTTTGATAGTGGTTTGTTGAGACCAGAACGAGCTTCGAAGATCTTCTCAGACATCAAGCACTTAGTCTGGAACTCAGCGAACAACGGCAAAGATAACACATTGCGTTATCGTATCTTTATTCCGCTATCACAACCAGTTACAGTTGAAATTGCAGAAAAGCTTTGGGATGTATTGGCTGAACGTGTACGTCTAGATGGGTGGTACGTGGGTCGTGATACTGATCAATTAAACCCAAGCGGATTGGATATGAGCAAGCGCACACCAAGTTCATTCTTCTATGCTCCTTGCAGACCGCTTACTAAGAAAGGTACTGAGTACACATTCTTTATCGATACAAGCTGGTCACAACCATGCTGGGATGTAGTAAAAGCAATTGACAACATGATCTTGGTTGATGTTGAATATATTGAAACAAATCCAGTTATGAACAAGGCATCAGACAAGATGAAGGCATTGCGAGACAAGTTGATGAACCCAGTTATCGATGATGGTCAAGCAGCTATTATGCAACAAAAGAAGATCGATGCAGCAGAACAAGCCTGGAAAGAATCACAATACCAAGCTGGTACAGGTAACGATGCATTCTTTAAACTGGCTGTTTCACTGAAGAATGCGAATCTGGATATGATTGAGATTGAACGTAAGCTACGTGACAATGCGATGTTTGCACATTCTCCATCAGAACGTCGTAACCAGATCCCAAGCATTAAGAGTTCATTGAAGCGTTTGCATTAAGAAGAATGGGTGGTTGAAATACCACCCATTACAATTAAGGAATGTTATGATGAATATGAAAGAGTACCAGGAACACCAATGGTACAAAAAACGAGGACTGCCAGAATTAGTAGGTACCACCTACTACCAGAATATGACAGCAATGGTTACTAGACGGCGATGGTTGGAGTCTATTACAAATGACTTAGAGTTTGTTACATGGGCTAGAAACAATGTACCAGAACACCAATTACAACAAATTTATGATTATCTTGCTGTTAAAACAGATGTAAAGTGGTGGTGTGATACCAAGAACACATTCAAGCGAGTAGTAAACTACATCAAAGACAAATACACCAATGATCCACGTTTTGTTTTCGAACTTGCATTCACACAATTAGACAAATGATAGTAATTCAAAAGGCTCCATAACCTGAGGCCTTTTCTACGAATTAAAGATAGTGATTCAAACAGACATTTCGAGATTTCGCATCAGAGCCAGTGACGCTTAGCCAGTCGATTTTATGACGTTCTATACTAATAGTCACAAATCAACGATTCTTGAAGAAATCAAGGAATTTGATGCTATTCGGGCAATTCTGATACTCATACGATAGATAAGAAAGAACTGTTACTTGGTTGACAGTAACTTTATTAATTTTATGAGAGTATTATGCAATATCAATTCATTCCTCAAGAATACCAACATCTAGAACATTGGTATATCAAATTCGCAAAACAGCGATACGGCGCACACAAAAGCATTACAAAAAACCAACCACGTAAAGATAAACTCGGGAATCTTATTGAGTTTAAGATGACATTCGAGGAATGGTTCAAGATCTGGCATGAATCAGGACATTTCCTTGAACGGGGTAACAAACGTGGCGAATATTGCATGTCGAGATATCATGATATTGGTCACTACGAAGTAGGTAATGTATTCATCCAACTAACAACGAGCAATACCAGTCAAGCATGTAAAGGACATAAGTGGACAGAAGAAGCTTGTAAAGCTGCAAGTCTTCAACGTAAAGGCAAAAAACAAACGAAGGTTAACAAAGATCCTGACATCACATGTATTCTTTGTAGAAAGACAACAACACCAAGTAATTTCTACCAGTATCATGGTGAAAACTGCAATCATAATCCTGATCAGATTAAAGTCACTTGTCCAAAATGCAATAAGACTGGTGGTAAGAATCAGATGCATCGTTTTCACTTTGATAGATGTACTAGAAGAAACAAAGAAGGCAAGAACAACACACCAACTACCTCCCGTCCTTTTAGCAAGAAGGCATTGAAAAATGTTAAAGAAGCAAACAAAAAGCGTGCAGGTAAAAGAAGCAAGCAGAAGGTTATCTTCATGGGGGTATTGTATGAATCACTGACAGAAGCCATATATTGCAATAACACCACTCGACATTTGATTCTGAAACATCCTTCTTTTAAACGTCTGTAGTCATACAATACATAAACGGCGATGCCCGCTTCACCAACTATGAAGTCAATGGTCGTTATCAACTGACTCCAGCAGTCAGCGTTGCTGGTGCTTATACATTCACTGATGCACGCATTGATGGGGTATCGCCAAAGTACAATCAAGTCTCGCTCCAGGCAGATTATTCTCTTAGCAAGCGCACTGACGTCTACGTTCAAGGCGAATACCAGCGTGTTAGCAATACGGGTAATTCCGGCATCACTGCTAACATCAACGGCCTGTCCGCTTCGGCAACTGACAGCCAAGTTGCTGCTACAGTTGGCCTCCGCCACCGCTTCTAAGAAAAGTCGACATGTGTGTACTTGATATAATCCCCACAAAGCGCACCAGCCGCTTTGCTAGGGGACCAATGAGACATTATGTGTCTAGGCAAGTGTATAGATGGCGTACTGGTAGAAAGCCATCTATGACTTCTATGACGACGTCTAAACCACGAGCATGCAGAGAACAGCTGGATCATTGCAAAACACCAATTAGTAATTTGATGATAGATTGATTCTAACGATGCAAACTAATGAGCTATAATCTGGCGATTTGGATGTATTATTGTAAACCATGCAACAATGTACTTTATCAGTGATATTTTCTAGTTGGTGTGCTGGTGCATGACAAACAACAAATTTGCACAAGAAATAAGCAATTTACTGAAATTGTAAGCTATTTGTAAGTGGTTGAGGTAAGGAATTGGTCCTATATAGGAAGGTGTAATTCCTTACTCACTCAGCAATTTCTTACTCAATCTGGAGTTATCTGTACACCAACGAACTCACGGCTATTTCAACCAACGCACCAATAACAGATTCGATTGTTGCAAACCAAGCAAAGATACATCTCTGGTGGTTGCCTGTTAACAACAAAGAAATACAACCCCAAACACACCAATAACCAATCAATTTGCTTTTGTAACATTCACTTACAAATGGTTAGATGAAATCTTGGTTCTTTAAATAAGATAGAACTGAGTCACAATACTCAATTAACCAGGAAACTAAGATGGACGATACAATCTCTATTAAGGAGCGAGTAGCCAAACTAGAGTCCATAAACGAGAGTCTGAAGCAAGACACAAACGAACTTTATGAACTCTTAGCACAGCATGTAAAAGAACAGACTGCAACCGCTACTCAAGACGCTACCAGTCTTCAAAATGTTCTCTTCGAGATCAAATTGAAACTCCAAAGCATGCAAGATAAGCTTGACACCAATTCAAATATCACCAACAAGGTGGTTGATGAGTTAAAGGATGTCAAGAAAGAGCAAGCAAATCTAGAATCACGAGCATCTGATCTTGAAAGTACTAAGAAACATATCAAGTACTGGACAATGGGTGCTGTATTCGTAATCGGGCTTGTTTGGGAAGTACTGAAATTTTATATTGAGAATTTACTGAAATGAACACTGATGAAACAACCAACTATGGTAGTGATACAATACACCAATCCATAGATACATCGAAATGCCCTCACAAAGTTAAGGAATCCTTAGATCTCTATGCCCTATGGCTACGTAAGGAAATGGAGAAATTGGTAAATGTGACGCCAGTAGACAAGAAATAAAAAGAGCGAACTACAGGAGATGTAAATCATTCTGGGTTCGCTCTTTTCTTCTGTGGTGAAAACATTCTAGTCACTCAACTAACAATAGTCAATCAACTAATAAAGGCATAAATAGAACAGACAAACAACAAAAGGAATCATTATGTCAATCATCGCTTCATTTGTATTATATGTTATTAGCTTCATGCTTGTGGTATATCACCAAGATATTGGTAAATGCCTAGTTAAGATCACCAAGATTTAATAGGTGAACAATGTGGCAATCAAGGGAAAGAAGCTATCGGATAAACACCGAGAAGCACTAAGCAGAGCTAAGAAAGGTAAAACTCCCAGTGATGCAGCCAGACACTCAATGAGTATAGCTAAAACTGGTAAATCATTGACTCAAGAGCATAAAGATGCAATCAGTGCAGCTCATCAAGGCAAGAAGCTTAGTGAAGAACACAGACAAGCTATTAGTAAAGGCATGTCTCAAAACAAAACAATTTAATTGGTATCACATTACCAAAACCAATAAGGAAACACAATCATGAGCAGTTACGTATCAGAAGTAAAGATCAACGGGGAATTAATCCACGAACTAGAAGTAGTTGGTTTAAGCGACATTCAAACATTCATTAACCAAGTAAAAGAATACCTAGGGTCACATGATCTCCATGATTCATTCGTTCATAAAGTTTATCTCAAAACCAATAATGCAACATGGCATGATGGACATGGTTTTGTACTTGATGATACAAATGTAGTAAGTCTTCAGTTCTTTTTTGTAGATACTATCGCAAGTATGTTGTTTACATTGAAGTTTATGAATACTTTCAAACATGACAAGCATAACAAGACTGAAATACTTAATGCTTTCTTGATCCCTAATAAACTGGTAAAGGAGGCGTAATCATGGCATTAGCAATTGATGGATTCAAGGTATGCACCAAGTGTGGTGTAAACCACCCAGTATCAGAATACTTTAATGACACCACGAAGAAAGATGGCTTGCGTACATCCTGCAAGCACTGCTACCAACAAGCAGCAGCAAAGATTAAGGCTGAACGTGAAGCTGGTAGATTACCGAGAACAGCATTCAGTGACTGCTTGTCGAGTGCTTTGTTCGACAACGACCAAGAGAAGCTAATTGAGATGACTGCATCCGTTATCGCAAAGATAACAGAGACTGGTGATGTCAACGGGTACATGAAAGTGATGGACAGACTTGAAGGTGTGGTCGCCCAGAAGATCGAGCATTCAGGTGAGATTAATTCAAACAAGGATTCCTTGCTTGATGAGATGAAAGAGATCAGAGAGTATTTCGCAAGCAAGATCAGCAAGAAGGAAGATGGTAATGAGTAAATATCAATCTCATCTATGGGATATTCCTTATGGTCAAGAATTAATTGATGAATGGAATAAGATCGAACAAATGAGCAAGTTGGATCCATTAGCAGGTATTAGACATCTTATCTTGCATGATCGTTATTACCTCTTGACACAAGTGATGAAACGTAAGGATATGCTTCATCCTTGGATCTATGCAAGATGCCGTGAAGTCGAGAAGAGCCCAGATGGACATTTGGATCTATGGAGTAGAGAACACTACAAAAGCACTATCATTACTTTTGGTGGTGCTATTCAGGAACTATTGCGTAATCCAAACATTACAATTGGTATCTTTAGCCACACAAAAGACATCGCAAAGGACTTCTTGTCACAGATCAAGCGTGAACTTGAAACAAATGAACTTCTGATGAAGTGCTTCCCTGATGTCCTTTACCAGAATACAAAGGAAATACCATCAGGTGCATGGAATCAAGATTCCCTGACAGTAAAGCGTAATACAAACCCAAAAGAAGCCACCGTAGAAGCTCACGGGTTGGTAGAAGGAATGCC